TCAGGCCGAACAACTGTGCACCGAGGTGTTTCTCGCCGACGAGAACGGGTGCGTCGTAGATGCTGACGGGGACCCCGCCAACGGCATGACCGCGCTCCTGCGGTGCGCATCTGCGGTGCCGATCCATGAAGCGCTCGCCCAGCTCGGCTACCGCGAGGTCCGCCCGACCGTAGAGGAGCAATGATGGCTGGTCACCGGCCCGCACACGAGGCACTCATCCTGTCCCGGGGTGCGGACTTGGTTCTCTCCGGTGAGGACGATCCAGTCCGTTTCCACCGCGTCCTTGGGACCCTTGACGGTCCGTCTACGGCATAGGGGACAATCAACGTCATGACCACCAACCTCGGCAAGCAACGCGCCCGGATCGGTCTCATCCTCCTGGAGGACGATTGCGACTGGACCCTACGGCTCACGCCCTCGGGGGCCTCGGTCTGGCCCGCCGGCACCACCGCATGGTGTCGGTTCTACGAGGAGGACGGGACCGTCCTCCTCACGGTCAACGGGGAGGTGACCGAGGAGGCCATCACGTTCTCCATGCAATCGGACGGCACGCCCAAGCCGGCCGACCTCCCCGACGCTTGTAAGTTCAAAATCCGCGTGAGCCTCCCGGGCTCCCCGACCACCGAGGCCGTCGTCTGGCGCGGCGGCCTGGAAAAGGAGAAGTAACCCACCATGGCACTGTCCAATACCGCGCTCCAGACCCTCTACACGTCCCTCAAGGGCATGGGGGCCTACGTGAGCGCACACACGGCCGATCCCGGCACCACCGGCGCCAACGAGGTCAGCGGCGGGTCCTACGCGCGCCAGTCGGCCGCGCTCCCCGCCGGGTCCAACGGCGCGGGCACCGCTCCGGCCGTCAACATCCCGATCCCGGCCGGGACCACGGTCAAGTGGGTGGGTGTCTGGACGGCGGCCACCGGCGGGACGTTCGTCGGCGCGCACAACACCGAGCTGGCCCCCAACCTCCCGTTCCCCGTCGCCGGGACGCTCACCGTCCAGGTGGGTGAGGTCATCACCTCCACGCCATGATCCTGTCCGGGTACGTCCCGACGCCGGTCCCCGGCCCGACCGAGGTCCCCACGCGGGTCCCCGGTCCCGTCGTCGTGGCCACCCGAGTACCCGGCCCTACCATCGTGGCCACACCCATGCCGTTCTGGCTCCGCCAGATCACCGGCATACTCCAGGCCGAGGCAGAGATCCAGGCCGAGGCAGAGATCCAGGTCCAGGTTGTCGGCGTCACCATGGACGCGGCCGAGGCTCTCCGAGGCCAGGGCCTCCTATCCGCGGTGATCTCCTCCATGGATCTCGCACCGGCGGACCAGTTCCTCCGCGGCCAGGCCGCAATCTGGGCCGTGATCGCCGGGGGCCGGGAGGTGGAATACCCGGTCCATCTGGAGGGCCGTGGCGAGATCCTGGCGTCCGGGGTGGCCATGATCCTGTCGGCCGGTGTTCGTTCGCTGGCGGGCCGAGGAGCGGTCACCGCGGGCGGGATCTCCACCGCTCTCCAGGCCTTGGTGGACCTCCGCGGCCAGGGACGCGTCACGGCGTCCCCCACGGCCATGGCGCTCACCGATCCCGTGGCGCGGCTCCTGGCCGGACGCGGAGCAATCACGATCACCGGCGTAACGCAGACCCTCAATACCCCGACCTATCAAATGACCAAGAGCGGGACCCAGGTCGGACAGGGAACGTTCTACAACACGCTCACAGGCATGGGCGCGGACCCGAGCTACCCCGGGACCCTCGTGGATAACTCGGCCGCTCTCCGGATCCCGGACGGGACACCGGCGTACGCGGCCAACATCCACGTGGAGGTCCCCCACACCGGCGGCGGGGGCTCAACGAGGTACGGCCAGAGCCAGATCTACATGAACGGGTCCTTGGTGGCCACGGGAGCCCAGCAGAGCGCGAGCCCGGGGACCTCGGTGGCCGACTGGTCTGGGACCGTCCAGGCCGGCGACTATTTCGTGATTCAGTGGCGCGGAGAAGGGAGCTTCTTCAACCGGCCGACGGCCCAGGCCGGCGCGTTCCTCCGCGTGACGCCCCAGTAGGCCAGGTGATACTCTGACCTCGTTCTATCAATGGGTTGGTAGTACAAGAACGGCCCCCGGTGAGTGTCCTCCCGGGGGCCGTTCGTATGCCTGGACTAGATCCAGTTGTGGGCGGCGGCGGCCTGTTGGGCCAGCGTCATCACCTCGTCGGTGGGCTCCGCGAGGATGAGCGGGGCGTTATTCCCGCCCTTGGCCTCTCCCCACACGAGGACGCCCACAACGAACTTCTGGCCGGCCGTGTCCAGTGCCCGCTTGAGCTCTCGCACCAGCGGACCATTGAACACGAGAGAGCCCTGGCGGACCTGGCCCTGGTTCTCTCCGGTGAGGACGATCCAGTCCGTTTCCACCGCGTCCTTGGGACCCTTGACGGTCGGCGTCTGGGGCTTGAACTGGAGCGGGCGGAGTAGGACGCCCTGGTTCAGGTCGTCCTTGATCTGAGACCACCCTCCGGGACCCTGGGGGCGGCCGAACGGATCTGCGGCGCCCTGGGCCGGCGGAGCGGCCTGGGTGGCGGGAGTAGCGAACCCGGCGGGGGCCGAGCTCTGGGCCGGCGGAGCGGCCTGGGTCTGCGGAGCAGTGGCCGGCGCGGCGTTGTTGGCGAGGAACGGGTTGGTCATGTCATTCTCCATTGTCAGATTCAGAGTGCGAACGAGGACGGGCGTCATTGTCAGATTCAGAGTGCGAACGAGGACGGGCGTCCCCGTTCAGGGCCGGGTCCTGGAGCTTGGCCAGGTCCCGGAGGTATCCCCGTCGGATGAAGGGGAGGCGGGCCAGGACCAGGGCGGAGAAGATACCCGCCGAGACCCAGAGCACGCCGAGCGATATGTCCGACTCTCCTCGGAGGAGAGTTACGGCCGTCATGCCCAGGAGAAACGCTACCACACCGGTGACCGAACTTGTCACGTCCGAGGCTCGTTGCTCGGCGCGGACCTTGAGCTCCAGCGTGGCATCGCGGACCTTGAGCATCTGGAGGAGCTTCTCCCGCGCGGCATCACTCCGAGGCCGGCGGGAGGGCTCGGGCACGTCGGGAAAGAACCGGTTCACGACGCGGCCCTGGACAGGACGGCGTTGGCCTCGGCCGTGAGCTCCTCGGTCCAGATCGCGGTATATGCCTCGTAGAGCTCGGCCATTTGCTCGGGGGTCCGAGACATGCGGATGAGCTTCACGAGCGCCCGGCGGGCGCCCTCCGGGTTGGGGAGGCCGGCCTCCGGGCGCGGTATCGGGTGGCGGTTGGGTATGGCCGTCTTGGCGGCGGCCCTCATCTCCCGGACTCGGACGGCCGCCTCGGCCGCGAGACCGCCGGCCTCCAGATCAATCGAGATCATTTCGCACTTGGCCGGCCGCGCGTTCGACGGGATCCATGCGACCACGGCCATGTCCCCGCGTACCTCGGGCATCGGCTCCCACCGGCTCCCGTCGGTGGAGAGCATGAGCGAGGCGTGGGCGTAGTCCCAGAGCTGGACCGAGATGGCCAGGTAGGACCACGCCAGATCCTTAGCCGTTTTCACGTCCCCGATCACGAGGGACCCGTCGGCCAGTTGGTAAATCCGGTCGAACGTCCCAACCCACTCGGTGAACGGGTTGTAGACGATCCGCTCCACGAGGGGCCGGCCGTCGGCGTCCAGCGCGGCCGAGATCCCCCAACGCCCGAGTTGCTCCCCGTAGGCCATGAGGTACGGCTGGAATACCTCGGGGACCTCGGGGAACGTCACCTGGCCGAGCTCCAGGGCCTCGGCCCAGGCGTGGATGGCGGTCCCGAGCTCGGACGCCTCCTTACCGCCGGCCTTGATCGTGGCGCGTTCGATGAGCCGGTCCAGGTCTCGGTCCACCTCGTGGGCGTCGGGGGCGTAGAGGTCCACGTCCTCCAGGAGCTCGGGCGCCATCTTGATACCTCGGGCCACGTTGCGCTTGCTCCACCGGTCCACGTAGTAGGTATCGTCCAGGGCCTTGGCCCCGGTCGTTACCCGGGTGAACGGTTTCTCGTGGCCGCCCTCGGGATCGGGGAGGACATACCGGCCATAGTTGTCATAGCTCGGCCGGTAGTCGCGCGGCTCGGGCGGGAGGGGGAACCGGTGATGTTCGGTCACCTGGGGGAGCGCGGCCAGGCTGGCCGGCGTCATGAACGGGTTGGTCATACGAGAGCCTCCAATGCTCATCCGTCTAGCCTCCTTGTTGCGAGCTGAATCGAGATCTCATCCCCGACGCGGCCCTTGGTCATGGTCTCCGCCCCGTCGATCCCGAGGCCCCGGGCGAACCGGATCTGGGCCTCGGAGGCGGGTTGGTTCTTGATCCTCCAGGGCGCATCGCGCCGAGGGTAGTGGCCCGAGTTGCGCGCCCACGCCTCGGCGGCCTCCACGGCCTGGCCCAGGGTCCCGGTGGCCCCGTTGCCGAGCCATCCACCCGAGGCCGGCCCCGAGGTCGTGATGTGCCCTACGCGGACCTTGGTCTCCTCGGTGACGTCGGCGGGCTCCAGGTCCTCGTCGGCCGGCCAGATGAACACGAGGTCGTCTCGGCAGTCCAGGAACCGGACTCCCCGGCGGGTCCGGAGCCAGTTGGCGCCCGAGAGGGCCAGTAGGTCTATGTCCTCCAGCTCAATCACGCCGACGCGCTCCCGTGCCGGCACCTTGTCCAGGACGGCCTCGGCGTCCAGCGCGGGTTCGGGCTCCTCGTAGGGCGTCCCGTCGGGCGTGACGGCCTCCACC